AGGTAGAGAAGCTAGCCTCCTTTGGGCTTCGTACTACAGTTAAGAGCAAGCCTTTTATTATTGGCAAGCTTAGGAAGTATTTAGCTAAGGCTTTGATTCTTCATAGTGAGGCATTGCATGGAGAGCTTGGTACATTCATCGAATTAGAGAATGGTAGGCTTGGAGCTGAGTCTGGATGTTATGATGATAGAGTAATGAGTATTGCTATCTGTATCTTTGGCGTTGAGCGGAGTGCCATCATGTTAGACCAGCCTACTGAGGTTACATTGACAGAAGAGGAAAAACTTCTTCAAGACCCATTTGCTCTAGATAATGTTATTAAAGAACTAACAAAGGGTAGAGATACTATATTGATTGACCCGAACAGATACGTTATGTAAGGAGAATGTATGAAAATCCTAATGCTGTCCAGCGACGGGGATGGCCTTGGTGTAGCACACCGATTGGCTAAGGAGAATCATGATGTTGACTTGTATATCAAAAGAGAAGGCTTTGAGAAGGCAGGCGTTGGCCTTGTCAATAGAGTTAAGTCTTTTCGACCACTTGTGCCAAAGGCAGACCTTATCATCTGCGATATGGTCGGATTTGGGATTTATGAGGATCTGTTTAAACGATACGGGAAGCCTGTGTTCTCTTGCAACAAAATGGCAGATATCATCGAGTTAGATCGGGAAAAGGGTAATGACTTATTTAAACGTCTTAAGATTAACACTCCTCAGACTCTTGCATTTGAGACTCCTACAGATGCGCTACAAATGGTGGCACTCTGGGAACTGCCAGGATATGTCATTAAGCCCAGCGGAAACCAAGCAACATCTCGAACATCTATACACAGAGACAAAGAATCCTTCGAGTGGGCGCTCAAACAGCTTCCAGCGAACACCAAACTTATTGTACAACAACTCGTCGAGGGGATAGAGATAAGCACAGAAGGCTGGTTCAATGGTAGGGATTGGATTAAACCTTTTAATCACACGCTTGAGGAGAAGCAGCTTATGCCTGGAGCTGGTCCAAACACTGGATGCATGGGCAATGTCGTTAAGGTACAGTGGAAGCCTAATCGTCTTATTAGTGAGACAGTTCATAAACTTACTCCGTACTTGCGAAAGATTAACTACAGAGGCCCTGTGGATATTAATTCTATCATTAATGGTGATAAGCTTTATGCTCTTGAGATTACTGCTCGTATGGGCTATGATGCCATTGAGGCTCTCTTGGAGGGATTTAAGGAACCAGTAATTGACCTCTTCTTCGAAACTGCAGTTGGTATTAAGAAGGAGATGAAGGTCACAGATGACTATATGATTGCGGTACGATTATCACGACCTCCTTGGCCACATGCAGATACGGATGGTAGTGCTCAGGGGATGCCTATTATAGGTATCAATGACCAGAACTCAAAACATTTATGGCTGACAGATGTATATAGTGATGAGACAGGATATAGATATGCGTCCGGAGACGGCGTTGTTTGTAAGGCTACAGCTATTGGACGTAGTATCCGAGAGGCACGATCTAGAGTCTATCGAACGGTTAAAGCGGTTCGCTTCCCTGATAAGCAGTTTAGAGATGATATCGGGAAACGAGTTGAAGGAGACCTGGGAGTTCTACGAAACACTGGTTGGATATGAGAGAATTTACTAATACAAGATTCAAGTGTATTATAGCTGATAGGATATATTGGCATCTTCCCTTGGTTGCTATAGTAACTTATTGGGCTTCTGCTGATGAAAAGTATAGAGCCATTGGAATAAACCTACTATACTTTCATGGTCTTATTGTACTCTGGAGATATTAATGTATGAACGGGTATATTAAAGGTAGGCCAGATTCATCTTGGTGGGAAACCCAGATTAATGCGGGTATAGCCTATCGAAAGAAGTATGCTAAGCAGGAGAAGTGGGACTTATGGCGTAAGTATTACCGTGGTGACTGGAAGACAGGAGTACTTCCTTCAGCTTTATTCTTCCGTATGCTTAGGACTGTTGTACCTAGAGTATACTTTAGGAATCCAAGTGTCAGTGTAATTGCCCGTAAACCTGGTATGTTGAATTGGGCTTTTGCACAAGTGTTAGAGCGTGTTGACAACAAGCTTATTCGTCAGATGAAGATGAAGAAGAGCTTTAAGTCAATCGTTCAAGATGGATTCCTATTTGGTACTGGTATTGGAAAGCTAGGCTTTGGCGCTGAGTTTACTCCAACTCCTGACCCTGTATATACACAAGGACCTACTACTAGCGGTGGTCATAGGCTTGAGTATAATAGCCTGGTTCAACCACAGATGCCTTGGTTTATGCGAGTGCCGACTGGAAACTTTATAGTGCCCGCAGGTACGATTGTTTATGAAGACTCTCGTTGGTGTGCTGAGTTAATTCGTCGGCCTGTGGATGATTTACGAGAGGACTCACGTTTTAAGCATGTTAAGGATATAAAGGCCTCACGTACCATGAACGTCGGGAATATTGGCTCTGTTAGTCGCCAGTATAAGTTTCGTCAGCCTATAGATATGGTTGATATGTACGAAATTCGGGATAAAAAGACTGGCATGGTTATCGTCATCGCTCCTCATTCTACAGATAAGGTTCTCTTATTCGAGGAGGATGAGATGCAGATGAATGGAGAGACTCCTTACTTCGATGTTGTCTTCAATGAAGATGATGAGATATTTTGGGGAGTTCCTGACAGCGTACATTTAGAGCCTGAGCAGCTTGAGGCTAATGAAGTTCGTACTCTGATGATGAAGCATTGGAGAATTAGTATTATCAAGTGGTTGTATCAGAAAGGTAAGATTTTTCCTACTGAGATTGACAAGCTTCTCTCAGGTGATGTTGGAGCTGCTGTTGAACTTACAGGAGATGTGAATCAGGATATACGACAGGTTGAAGCCTCAGAGATTCCTAACTCGCTCTTCCAAGCAGAGCAGAACATTAATGATAGTGTCCGTGAAAACTTAGGATTTTCCCGCAATGAGTTTGGTGAGTTCAATCCTGCTAATGCTAGAACTACCAAATTTGAAGCTCAGGTTGTAAAGGCTGCTAGTGAGATTCGTGTCGATGAGCGGCGCGATATAATGGCTGATAAGTTAGTAGACGTTATTAAACAAATCCACGAGGTTATTTTTAGACAGTGGACAGATATAGAGATAATCGATATTGTAGGCCCAGCTGGGGTTCCTCTCTGGATTCAGTATCAGCCTGAAATGCTACGTAGTGGTAGATATGAAGTTAACGTTGACCCTGATAGTGCTGTGCCACAGACTCGTGATGTACGTGAGGCAAAGGCAGACCGTGTCTATGAACGTCTAAAGGTGAATCCTTTAATAGACCCGCTATCATTAACACGTTACTATCTTCACGAGATGCATGGGGTACAGTTCGATGATATGATGCGAGGGCTACCTCAGGGAGCTGGCGGGCCTCAGCAACCACTGCGTGTAGAGCAGTATAGTGATATATTACAACGGGTTGGTCAACGTGCTCCTCAGGCCTTACCACAGCCTGGAGACCAGAATGGCTAAGTATATACAATGTACTGAGTGTAGTACATTAACTAAGCAACCTTGTGTTAAGTGTGCTGAGTGTAGCAAGGCTCTCGGTCCAAGGCCTAAAGCAGACTTTGCTATACACATCTTTAAGAGTGGATGGTATGAGCATATAGCTCTTGACCCTATCTACGTAAAGAACCGTAAACAGTTGTTGCATGAGACAAGGTCTCGTGGCGAAACATCTGATTATGCGGAACAATAACTAGCGATTAAAATTTGATTAATAGGAGGCTCGAAGATGCCAGGTGGAAACAACATAATCGATAGTTTGCCAGATGAAGCTGGTGATGGTTCATCCCTTAGTAATACTAGTGTAGACCCAAACACACTGAGTAACGTTGTGCGGATGGAAGAGAGTGTAGCTGCAGGACTAAATGCGCGAAGGACTGGGATTGATGAGGACGAAGTTGGAATGGTTCCTGAACTGCTTGATATAGAGCATGAAATGGTTGAGGATGAGGAACTCGAAGGTCCTGTGATTGATGGTACTCACGATGATATAATAGACCAAACTTACACTGAGACTTTGATTGGACGTGAGATGCCTGATGAAGGTGTTACTATCCCCGAGCCTGACAAGAGTACAAGGGGGCCAGAGGAATACTGCTATCCAATCATAACTATGCATTTCAAGAAGAACGGTACAGAAGTCTTTATCTTAAATGATATTGGACTTAATGCTAATAAGATAGAGATTGCAGTGCACCAGCTACATCGTAAACTGCAACAGCAGCGAACACAAGCAAGACATACTATACAAGCGGAGGAGGTAACAGCAAACCTACAAGCAGAGCTTAAGAAGGAAAAACAGACACAAGCGGAACGCGACGAGGCCCTTAAAGAAGAGACTGAAAGGGTTGCAAAAGAGATTGCAGAAGTAAATATGATTTAACTTAATAATAGGAGATACTATCATGGCAGACGAAGGCGATGATATGAATGAAGGTAAAGCCGGCGAAGAGGGTGGCAAGGGTAGTGAACTCAGCCCCGAAATAAAGGCTATACAAGAAAGTGTAACTGGGTTAGCAGAAACAGTTACACAACTTGCGGAGGCTGGAAAAGCAAACAATGAGGCAATCTTGAAGATGGCTAAAGACCAAGCTGATAAAATTGCTGCGGATGCGATAGCTGCAGAGGATGCAGAGAATACTGTAAGCGATGATGATCTTGAGACTATGGATAGATCTGCATTCAAGAATCATCTGGTCTCAGAGATAGTAAAGCAGATTGATACTACTATCATTGAACCATTAAAGAAGGACATTAGTGCAACTCGTGGAGCTGCTCAACAGAGTGAGTTGAAATTAGCCTTAAAGCAGGCTATAGAAGACCATAAAGATTTTGAGGAGTGGAAACCTGAGATATCAGCTTTAGCGAAGGAAAAGCCTTATCTCACAATTGATGAGATGTATATATTAGCAAGAAGTAAAAATGCCACAAAGGCAAGGGAAATGGACAAGAAGTACGAAAAGGAAGAGAACACCGATGACGCTGGTGATAAAGGAAAANCTAAGAAGAAGCCGTATGGNGGATTACCTCCATCTTCTGGCAAGACGGAGTCAGTAACTACTATGTCGAAGGAAGACGCAATAGATAAAGCCTGGGAAGAAACTATGGAGGAAGTAGAGGCAGCAGGCATACTGAGCGGTAACCCGTAGTCAGTATATCTATCGAAGGAAATTCTAGCCTACAGGAGTAAACAAAAATGGCGGCCGTGCATCAATTAACAGAGGCTTTAGATAACCTCTACACGACCACTTGGCAAAACATGAAGTCCGATACCAAGGACCAGATCTATGATTCTACTCCCTTCTATTTTTGGATGCGGGATAAGGGAAAAGTAGAGCAGGTCAATGGTGGTCGGTTCATCACTGAGCCACTCCGATATGCGAAGGCAGACAACGTCACATGGATAGGTAAGGGCGGAACTGTAGTCTTAAGCGACAAAGAGTTTCTAACCATTGCCAAGTTCGACTGGCGTTATCTTGTTGGTAGCATAGTACGCTTTGGTGTTGACGATCAGCAGAACCGTGCGAAGAATTTAATCATTAACTTGATGAATTCCAAGCTCGACAACCTCAATGACACTCTCATTGACACGTTGGAAGAGGTTCTGTTTCAGGCCGCTGGTAGTGTTACCACCGGTATTGATGGTCTACAGTTATGTGTAGCTGACGACCCAACCGCAAGCTCTACGTATGGAGGTATCAACCAAAGTACGTATAGTTGGTGGAGGAACAAAACTACCAGTATGACAGGTAGCTCGTTCTCTGCAAACGGTGTCGCAGCTATGAGGACTCTCCTCAATAACTGTTCAAACAACCTGAAGCAGGATACCTGTGACATTATCTTGTCCGGGCAGACTCCATATGAATATTATGAGGACGCTGTTCTACCCTACTATCGTGTCAACAATAACAAGTTGGCTGATGCAGGGTTCTTGAATCAGACCTTCAAGGGTATTCCTATGGTTTGGTCACCTCAGTGTGCCAATACGAGGATGTACTTCCTCAACACAAAATTCCTGAAAATCATCGTCGACTCTTTCATGGAGTTCGACATGACTGAATGGAAGGCGATTCCTGATCAAGTTAACGACAGAGCAGCCCAGGTCATTACGGCCATTCAGCTGGTCTGTTCACGGCGTAGATGTCAGGGTGTCTTACACACTATCGACACCGCATAGGAGGTGGATTATGTCTAAGCAAGTCTTTTTGACCCCTTTGACAGCAGTTGAAACCACCGACCTTGAGGGAGTCGGTACTCTTCGTTGGGAAGGCAACAAGTGTTATAAATGGGTAAAACTATTGAATGATACAGCTACTGTTGCTGGCGCAGCGGGTGACGTTGCTCTCTATGATGCTGTTACAGGTTATGGATTGCATACTGTATCACTTGACTTAACCGATGGTGACTCACAGCCCTTACCGGCCGGAGTCCTTGGTGCTACAGTCACTGGTACAGTTGACACAGCATACTATTGCTGGCTACAAATCAGGGGTGAGGATACGCTCAATGCAGCGATTGAAACATCTAACGATGGTACGCCAGTAGCAGCGGCTGATGGTGACCCACTGTGCATGGGCGATGCTGATAAAGCTCTGAGACGCATGAACACAACTGTTGATGCTGATGCAGAGCGTATCATGGTATGCGCTTATGCTGAAGATGCGTCTGGAAAGACCATCATCTGTGACTTCCCATTCTAGCAGTACAAATCCTCCCTCTGCTTCGGTGGAGGGAGGGTCTTCAACCTACTTTAAGTTATAAATGAGGATAGTAAGATGGCAGCATATGCACAAACAACGACTATTGATTACAAGCATTCTAAGAAGTTACTGTTTGTATCTCCTACTGATACAAGTGGGACTGACTCAGCAGCTGGTGCGCAGGCAGTTGAGGTTGCTGGTGTAGCAGGTGAAGTAGCCAGTGATGTAGATGTTGGTGTTTTCAACTTTATCGCTGTTGGCGCTCTAGTCATAATAATAAGCCCTCTTCGGAGGGCATAAGGAGGTATAAGATATGGGTACACTAACACTGACTGAGATAAAAGATGAGATTCGTGAGTCTCATGCAGGTCGTACAGATGTTGACGACCGCTTAACTAGGATTGTAAAATTTAGCTCAGATGCGTATTGCCCCGTCGTAGTCGATGGGAAGAGCTGGAAAAGTTAGAGACTCATACTCTCGTAGTTACATCCAGCACTGAGGATGATAGGCAGATAGGTATGCCAGCAAACCTCCGTGATATTTACTCTCTCATTGTACTTGATGCCTCTAATGAACGTGCTAGTAAGCTGATTAGGAAGACTGCTAGACAGTGGGACTTGGAGATTGGAGCCACTGACTATTTTGATAGAGACCTTCCACGTATCTATACTCGATATCAGGAGATGATTGAAGTACATCCTGTTTATGATTCGGCTTATGTCCTTCGAGCTCGGTGTTGCTTATGGCCTACTGCCTTTAGTGATAGCTCACCATCAGCAACAAGTGAGCTTGACCAGAAAGATGATATGCTTATTGCTTTATCAAACAGTTGGATCTTTGCTACATTAAAGATGACTGACAATGCAAAGTACTGGTGGGGTATCTACCGTAATATGCTGAATAGTGCTTTAGATGAAGAGGCAGAGAAGCCAGATCTTGACAGAGTCCCAGGGCGAGGTTCAACAGAGGTTGCTGTATTAGATAGATATTGGCTAGATCCATTTACACATGTAAGTCCATAACTAGAGGTAATTATTATGGCAAGTTATACTAAATATGAGGACTTTGTGCAATCTCTAATGTTGGGAGAACATGGGTCTTTTGCAGCTGCAGGTGATGTATTGAAAGTAGCCTTAACAAATACTGCACCTACTGTAGGCACTGATAATGACCTTGCTGATATTACTGAGATAGGTGCTGGTAACGGCTACACTGCTGGTGGAACAGATGTTCAGAATGACCAGAGTGAGACTGGTGGAACGCTTACTGTAACTGCTACTGATGTAGTGTTTACTGCCAGCGGTGGAACGATAGGACCTTTTCGTTATGTAGTGTTGTACAATGACACTCACAGTACAGATGCCCTGTTGGCTTATTGGGACTATGGTTCAAGTATCACTTTGCAGGACGGTGAGACCTTTACTGTTGACTTCGGTGCGAGTCTGTTCACACTAGTATAATGACTCTTGTATATAAAGATAGAGTAAAGGAAACTACTACTACTACTGGTACTGGGACGTATACATTGGCTGGAGCTGCGGCTGGCTTTCAGGCCTTCTCCGCTGTAGGAGATGGTAATACCTGTAGGTATGCTATTAGTGATGGTACTGACTGGGAAGTTGGTGTAGGAACTTATACCCTGTCAGGGACGACACTGGTAAGGACTACCATTCTTGCTTCTAGCAACGCTGATGCAGCTGTTAATTGGGGAGCTGGTAGTAAAGATATATGGCTCGATCTTGATGCAGCTAAGATTACTAGCTATGAAGCTAGTGAAGATTATGGCCTCGTGACAGGGTCTGTTACAATTTCAGATGATTATGGGAGTGTAGTATAATGGCTAAAGAGGTACAAAGACGCAGAGGAACCACTGCCAACCACTCTGGATTTACTGGTGCTGTTGGTGAGATAACTGTTGATACTGATAAGAATGTTCCTGTAGTTCACGATGGTGTAACTGCTGGTGGTATTCCAGGCTTATCGCTCTCCCAGGTACAGGCCTTCTCAAAAGGGCAGAGCGGTGTAATAGTCGCTCTATCAGATGGAGCTACCATTACTCCAGATATGGATGATGGTAACAACATGTCAGTAACGCTTGGTGGAAATAGAACTCTGGCAAATCCTATCAATCTTGTCGCAGGGCAATCGGGTTCTATCTTTATATCACAAGATGGGACAGGCTCACGTACACTTGCCTATGGTAGTTATTGGGACTTTGTAGGTGGTACAGTTCCAACACTCACAACGACAGCTAATGCAGTAGACAGAATAGACTATGTTGTAAGGACTACAACTTCCATTCATGCAGTAGCAAGTTTGAACTTATCATAATGGGCGTACTGAACGAAAATGCTATAATGGGAGGTGCTAGTGTCAGTGCCACCGATGTTGGCGATAACGTCAGCAATTCACTTATCTTTAATGATGGGGATAGTGCTTATTTAAGCCGAACTCAAGCGGCAAGCAATAGGGATACATGGACATTTAGTTGTTGGGTAAAATTAGGTGTTATTACAACGCATCGTTATTTATTTTCTGCTGGAGCCGATGGTAGTAATTTAACCGGATTACAATTTCAAAACACAGATAAGTTACGCTATGTGCATGTTGATGGTGGTGGTGTTACAGACCAGCTTGTTTCGACAGCCGTTTATCGAGATGTTAGTAAGTTCTATCATATTGTATTAGCGGTAGACACAACACAGGCAACCGCAGCAAACAGGGTGCGAATTTATGTTAACAATGAAGAAATAACAGCTTGGGATACTGCAAACTATCCAGCACAAAATGTTGATACTGATATAAGTTCTAATACGGCACATCTTATTGGCGCACAGGTTTCCCCATCAAATTACTTTGATGGCTACATGGCCTATATTCACTTTGTCGATGGTAGCCAATTAACTCCATCTTCATTCGGCAGAGCAAGCGCAGATACAGGAGCTTGGGTTCCAAAGGACTACACCAACGCTGGTACAAACAATTCTTTCTTCCTTGATTTCAGTGACGGTACATCAACAACTACACTTGGTTACGACGCCAGCACGGCAGGGAACAATGACTGGACATTGAACAACATGGCAACGACTGACCAGAGTACGGACACACCGACTGATACATTTGCTACATTTTCACCTTTATGGGAGAATGGCACACCTGTATTTTCAGAGGGAAATACACAGCTTGTCACTAATGCCGTAAATGAGGAAGCTGGTTGTACATTTTCTGTTAATGCCGCAGATACAAACGGTTTTTATGTAGAAATAACGTGTGACACAGTAAGTGTAAATGGCCCTTTGCTTGGTTGGCGTCATATATCCGATGGGTCAAGTTTAGATAGAGCTGGAGATGGCGCATTAGACGGCGGGTATACATGTACATCTTCCGGTGCGATAACGAAAAGACAAAATGGTAGTAATACAGCGATTACTGGGGCAATTACAAATTCGAATGGTACAGTT